GCGCATTCATTACGGTTGCTCCATTCACTCGATCGACATTGATCTTGTTGATGGAATATCCATTAAGTAATGTTGCTACTTGATTGGCATATACAGTGACATATCCGTGTTGCTTTTCAACTTCAAAGATAGTAAAGCACTGCTCTCCATGTAAATCGTCAGCAACTAATTCTGTTTCCGGAGTTAACAATGCCCATTTTGAATCTGATGTAGGGAATTTAAAGGTAAGTTGATATGTGCTGTTAGCTTCTTGAACAATTTCGGAGCTAAAAGCTTCATTAAGAGGGAAATTTCCCTCTTGCAGATAGATCATACTTTATACCTCCAATTCCCTTTTATTGTGATTTTTGAGACGGTACCTGAAACTGCAATACCGGATGTACCTGGAGCAATCTCAAAGAAACCACCTCTTTTTCTCAAGGTGTTTTTCAAATTTCCATTTTTGTCATAGACATTTTGACGTTTGTGACGGCAGTCAATAGTAGCCTTGGTGTCCAGCTTGATTTGCATAATTTGCTTACCAATCGTAAGCGTCACATCCCCATTTCCTTCGATCGTGATGACTGGTTCGGAATAGACCGTACCAGGATTCGTAACAGTCCCATTACTTGTCAATACGACTTCCGTATTGTTTTTCTGATAACGGAAAGGATGCATCTTGAGCTTGATTTCTAGTGACCAAGCATGGATGCCGTTCTGTCTAAAGCTTGAGCCAGTGTAGTCAGCATAAAAAATAGAGCCTGGCCGATGCCCAAACTCTACTACATTATTCTGCTGATTAAATTGCTCAAGGATTTTCTGGACCTCTTCTTCTTTCACCACATACAGGCTGACAGTTTTGTCGTAGCCTTCATATGCACCATCATAGATAGGATAATCGCCATTAGCTCCATAAATCGTATTATTGTCAAAACGTGGTTGAGCCATTTGCTCCTCACCGTAATCGGTGACATAGCAGTTTGGGATTGATCCAGTGTCAAACCCATTAATAATCATGTTAAACATTAGATTCCCTCCCTTGCCATGATTTTCGAATAGCGTTGGTAGCTATTTTGTGCCAAAACATTGCCATCTAGATAGGTTTCTGACGGTTTTTCAAGGATAGCAGTCAATAACTTTTCTAAACTTGACCTTAGAAACGCAATCTCAGCAACGATATTTTGACCATCGTAGTCATTGCCAGCTTTATTATCCACTAGCACGATTTCACGGTTGGCCCTTTCGATCTCTCTCAAGAATTTAGCATCCTCTGGAATACCGATACCGGACGCATACTTAGGAATGCCAAGTTTTTGCATCAAACGTTTGGTCTTATCTGCTCGCAAGACCTTGGATCCACGAGGTAGTGGCATGATGACATCTCGACCTTCCGGGATGAAGCTCCGTCCGTCTGGTAGTGTAACCATTTCACGGTAGACCGCATTGCGCTGGTCGTTGACCATAGCAAGTCCGCCCGGGTGATAATCTGTACCATCTTTGTGTCCAAATAATCTTCCAACACTATTCACGACACGATTGACCACTTCTGTAGCTGTGATGGTTGTATGCCAGCTAGTCGGTACTGATTGAATAGCACTACTTGCTGAGTTAGCAGCATTCATAGCACTTGTGGCATCACCAGTCATGTACTTCATAGGGCTGTAAAGAGCGTTCCATTCATTCTGCTTGTTAATGGCAGATTGCCCTGCATTTACCGCACTACCAGCATCACCGGTTTGTAGTTTGGTAGGAGATGGAGTTGCATTCCATTCAGTCTGTTTGTTGATAGCTGCTTGTCCTTGTTGGACTGCATTGTCTGCATTTGCTGTAATTGATTTTTCTAACACCTGATAAGCATTTACAGCACCGTAAGCTTCAAGGGCTTGATTCTTCCCAGCTTCAGCACCAGTCGCATCCGCATTGATGTTTGTGTTCGTCTCCTTCGGAATGTTCAGGATATCGTTCATTACCTGGGAGATAACTTTGCTGGAGTTGTCCGTAGCATCAATTGGGATGTTTGGGTTCATACCAACCAATGTATTCAATGCTTGCTGGATTTTAGTAACCTCACCAGTTGCTAAATCTTTAGCAATAATCTCTTTCTGCTCAGGACTCAACTGATTCCATTTCTGCAAGGTAGAGATAGCTAGATTTCCAGAATTGAGGAAAGCCTCATTCTTCATCAGCAGTTCTTTGACTTCTGCTGGGAGGGCGTTCCACTGTTCAAGTGCTTCCTTATTGTCAAGGATGGCTTGCATACCTTTGTGGCCGTCTAAAACGAGTTCTTTCTGTTCCAGAGTCAGCTCGTTCCATTTACCGGTTTCGACTAAGGTCTCACCGATCAGCATCTTAGCATTCGTTTCAAGGTTGGCATTCTTCAGGATAAATTCAATTGAATTCCAGCCATTCTCAGCTTCCAATACCTTGGAAATTTCTTCTTTGGCATTCGTCTTAACTTCACCCTTTTTATCATCAAATACGAGTGAGTTCCAGACCATGTTAGCCTCAGCAGTTTCCTTACTCATGTTAGCCATGGACTTCGCAACGATCCCAGATGATGTCGTGACAGTATCAGCAGCAGAACGCATATACTCTTCGAATTGCTTCACATCAAGGCCTAATGCGCCCATACGAGATTTAGCGCCTCCCAAAGCTTCTTTAGTCCAACGTCCGTTGTAATTATCGAGGAAGTTCTTTTCTAACTCAAAATATTTTTGTTGGTAAGCTTCTTTTCTAGCGAGATGCTCTGCTTCCAGCTCTTCTAACTTCTGATTGCGTTCTCGAATTGCTTTTTCGGAACCATCGTTTTTGTATGCATCTTTGATAGCTTGCTTACGCTTCTCGTAGACCTTCTCTTCTTCCAGGATCCAGTCTGTGACTACTTTCAATGCATCTTGACGCTGCGTTTCATTCATGGATTTGACATCACCGTTCATCGCTTGCATAATAGCGTGTTTCTTATCCTTAGAAACATTCAACAAGTCCAATTCCTGGCTGATCATTTCGTGTTGAATATTGGAAACGATTGACTTTTCTTCTAGAGTCAGGTCTCTATGTTGGTCCTTGGCATTTTGGTAGATGCGACCAACTTCTTCAGTCATGTTCCGGACATTTACTTTGGTTTGTTCGAGTTGCTCTTCTTGATTCTTACGAACCTCTTCACTCATACCAACTTCTTTAGCGAGAGCTTGCAACTTCTCTTTCTTCTCATCAATCAGCTTGTCAATCTCACTGTTGAGTTTTTCAAAAGAAGCCTTGACATTATCGACATTTCCAGCAGTTGCCCCAAAGTCAACAATCGCCTTATTTGCTTCATCAACCTTGGATTTGAAACGGCTCAGTTGTTCATCTTGGACCTTGCTTACAGAAGTTCCCCAGCGCTGTGTCCTATTCTCAGCTTCTGCCATCTGCTCAGCTATATAAGACAAGCCAACTAATGCAGCTCCCCCCAAGAGGATGCCCCATGTGGCACCACTACCAAGTGAGGCTACCGCAGTAGATAATAAGCTTGTACTTGTACTAGCTTCAGCAGTTGCGGTTCCTATTCCGCTAATACTTGCGGACAGGGCTTTAAATCCACCAGCCACAGAGCCAGCGTCTTTAAACGTTTTGATAACACCAGACACTTTACCAATGCCACTAACAAGACTTCCAAAACCTTTAGTCAATCCACCAATGATTCCAAGGCCACCACCGAGCAATTTAAGAGCAGGCCCAGCGGCTGCTCCCATCAAGCCCCATTTGATGATATTCTGTTGTTGTTCAGATGACATCTTGCTAAATTTCTCAGCCATCTCTGACAGAGTTTTCAGCCAAGGCTTAGCAGCATCCAAACCACTGTTCAGTGCCTTCAGCAATGGACCACCAAATTCGATAGCGATATCCGTAATCTTGTTTTTAAAGATTTTCAACTGTGATTCAGTGGTTTCGTACCGCTTACGAGCTTCTTCAGTCAGCGCACTGTTTTTCTTCCATGCACTGTTTGAGCGATTCACAGCATCTGTCATTGTGTCAGATGCTGATGCAAGAGATTTCAGCATATTTCCTTGTCTGATACCTGACATTCCAAGTTCATCGAGGATGCCGTCCATGTTCTTGCCCTCGTCAGTGGCTTTTTGCAAACCTTTGATAAAGGATTGCAAGGCTTGCGCTGGCTTTTCTTTCCAAGCCTTAGTAAACTGCTCAGAGGTCATCCCAGCAGTCTGGGCAATCAGTTGAAGCTTTTCAGTGGCACCCTTGCCTACACCAGAAACAGCCTTACCGATACTAGTAAGGGTCTGTGTCATGGCGGTACCACCAGCCTCGGCTTCAATACCGACACTGCTCATCGCAGTCGCAAGACCGAGAATTTCAGGAGTGGTCAAGCCAGCAAGTTTACCTCCAGCCGCCAAACGGTTTGTCATCTCGACGATATCACGCTCAGTAGTCGCAAAGTGGTTACCCAAATCGACAACCGCAGATCCAAAGTGACTGGACCATTCGCCCAGGTCATTTTTCGAGACCTTCATGATGTTCCCGATTTTAGCAATCGAGGAGGCGGCTTCTTCTGCACTCAAGTTGGTTGATACGCCAAGGTTTACCATTGTTTTAGAAAACTCTTTGATTGCTCCAACTGGTACACCTAATTGCCCTGCTGCTTCCGCAACATGTGCAATTTCAACAGCGCTAGATGGCATTTCCTTGGCCATATTACGAATGCTTGCAGAAAGCTTGTCAAACTGTTGGGGTGTTCCATCAACCGTCTTTTTAACTCCAGCAAATGCACTTTCATAGTCGATAGCAGCCTTGACTGCAAATCCAGCACTGGCCACAAGTGGTGCAGTAATTCCTTTTGTTAGCGTCCCACCAAAGTCGGATACTTTCTTACCAAAGTTCTGGATGTGCTCTCCGCCTTTTTTGATACTCTGACCCAGAGCTTCCATTCGGCCGGAGAAACTATTTTCACGAGCAACAGCTTTAAGAGCTTGCTCAACTTTGTACAATTGACCTTCCATTGCAGATAACTTTGCATTCTCACGCTCGATATCTGCAGCAGCTTTGTCATACTTAGCAGATCCAGGATCAAGCTTATCAAATCCTTTCTTCATCTGATCGAGGACCTTTTTCTGTGCCTCAATCGCCTGACCAAGTGATTTGTACTTTGATTTCAGTAAATCTGCATTATTTCCATGAGATTTTAAAGTGCTGTCGAGTGCTTTGACATTATTTTGGAAATACTTCACCGCATTCTTCGCACTTGTTAAGCTAGGATTGAACTTTGACACGTCCAGCCCTAGTTCGATGTACATTTGTCCTAGTGGCGTTCCACCTGCCATTTTTCCTCCTTCAAAATAAAAAAGCCTTTAATAAGGCTTTACTTTATATCCCGTCAAATATGTCTGCAATATCTAGCGGAGTTTCGTCTTCCGGGTCACTACTTGTGTCGACGATACCGATTAAGTCATCCCAGCTAATATCCATAACCTCATTGATACTCATATTGTACGGACCATTAGAGACATTTTTGACAAATTTATAAAAATGCTTTAAAGCATCTTTGGGATCTATTGTTTCCCCTTTGGGTCCACATCACCTACCAGATGAGCGTAGATGTCCATAAATACTTCAATAATTTTCGCAAAGTCTGTATGTTCCAACAATTGTTCAACTGTGACATTTTCGAAAAGAGAAGCGATAAAGTTCAACTGTTGGTCCAACTTTTCAACTTCTGATTTCTCAGACGTTAGCGAGTCATTGAGCACAAGATAGTCACGATAGTCACGAGTAGTGATTTCTTTACTGGAGTATAGGACATCTTCGCCTTTCTCGTTCTTCATAGTGAATGTAATTTTAGCCATTTTGTTTTCCCTTCTAAATTAAAAAGCACCTTGCGGTGCTTTCTCTTATTAAGATAATAAAACAAAGGGGCTAGATGCCCCCGTTTTATTTTAGCCTGCTACTGCCATACCGAGTTTCGCTTTCATTTTTTTGATTTTTGTTTCATCGCTACCAAAGTACATTGTTCCATATTTGTTCTTGGTGTTCTCATTGGTACTTGCGCCTGCGGCGAATGATACGTTTGTAGTAGCAAGTTCTTCAGCTTTTTCTTTGAGCGTATTGAGGTCAATAGCATCCATTGCTAGGTTTCCTTTGTAGAAGCCATAGTAAGCTCCACCGCCATCTGCAGTATTTGATTCTAGCAAGATTGCAACATCTTTTGAAACTGTGTCAGCTCCGAAATCAAGAATGCCATCGTCGTCTTCGTAACCTAGAGCTTTAACGTAGAGCGCTACTGGAATATCCAAGAGCCCGAGATCTACCTTAACATCTCCAACTCCACGATTGTTTACGTGGTAAGCAATGTTGCTTCCGAATGATTTGATAGCATCAGCAGCAAGTCCTGAGATCTTAGCTGTTTGAGTGGCACCTTCCCCTTTTTTACCTTGGATGATAAAGAGGTTTTCTCCATCAGTTGGAGTCTGGTTCCCATCCAAAATGCGAACTGTCAAGCTTTTAAAACCGACTGTCGCTGTACCTTGTTTTTGTAGTGTCATATTAAAATTCCTTTCTAATAGTCGTCATACAGATGAGTTTTCCCCTTGTATGTTCGAGCATCTGCATAGCGTTTAATTTCTGGGATCCATGTATCTAGACCCCCGTCCGTTTGGTAGAAGCCTTCTGACTCCATGATTTTCTCAATAGCACCTTGCAACTCTTTGCATTTGATGCGGTCAGTAGACTCTACGTTGATTTGGTAGAGAAAAGTCTTCGACAGACTTGTATTGCTCCCACGGTCGTTTTGAAGAGGAGGGCCGACCGGAATGATAACAATGCTCGGCTCCTTCTCAGAAAGCGTCTCAGGACGATTAAACGACTTGATAGAAATCCCAGAAAGTGCCTCATCGCTTTTTAAGGCGTTGTAAATTTCGGTCAATTTATCTTTAATCATCCAAGTCCCTCCGCTTTTAGTTTAGAAGCCAGTCTGTATTTAAACTTCTCTTTGTTTGCCTCTGAAAATCTTCGAATCACGCCAAAACCTCGAGGATGTGCCTTCTTCGCATAGCCGAACTCACTCAAGTGGACCAAGCGCCAGCGTGAACCGGCACCAAAACCAAGTTTAACCATTGGGACACCTTCAAAACTTCCAGTGACATTCCCGACAGTCGCACTTGCGATTGTCTCACCAGTATCTTTGTAGACTCCCAAGGCGCCCTTGAAATCTTCCAAGGTCTCGGTCGCAGCACCTTTCAGTGCTTTGTTGGCTGACCGTCTTACCTTTTCGTCTCCAAGCTTGGCTTCTAAATTCCGGATCACTTCCTCGAATCCGACCAGTGTCGCACCACTACTCATCCCGACCACCTCCGATAATGACGATTAAGAAATCACGATTATCATAATCAGGACGAACGTCGATGATATTCCAATGCTTCCCTTGTAGGCGTTGGTCCATCACTTCCACGAAGTGCCGAACATCTGGCTGATAGCTGGTCAATGGATCACGAATTTTCAGAGTTATTTTTGCAACCATGGATTTACCAGTGGAGATTTCAATATCTTTTAGGCTAGGCGAGTAGGCTTTCGCAAAAGTAAAAAATACCTTCTCAAAACTAACATCACGACCATCCAAACCGTCCTCCACCTTAGAAGTATAGAAGGTGACAGGTGTTCTTAGGTCCCCATTGGTTGCTTCCGGTTGCTTGTATTTAAAGTTAGGCTTCAATGCCCTGTGTTGCTACTTCTTCTGTTGTTTTAGGAGCAGTCCCAACTACTGGACTGATGAAACCAGGTAGTTTTTCCATCAGTTCCTTTTGTCGAGCTCCATCCGCTTCAAATGTGGTTCCGACTTTGCGGATCACATTTTCTTTCAAATCGAAAAATTCTTTTAAAACTTCGACCATGTTCCCTCCTACTGATAATTATTAAGAGACAGTTCCAAAATCTCACCCTGAAAATTCGTAAAGAAAAACTCAACCTGGTCATTATAGAGATACCTCGACCGCTCAAGGACTAATTCTTCAACACGGCTATCGCTGGCATCAAATGAATTTGTAAGGTCGAGAATCGCTTTTTCTGACGAAGTGAGCATACGTGAGAGATTGGCATCTTCTGCATTATGAAAGATTTTCATCCGCTCCTTGAATGCTCCCAAAAGCGGATGAAATCGTTTTGTTTCTTCCATTCGGTGTCACCACCTAT